CCGACGTTGATCGCGCCCGACCCCGGCTCCTTGTAGGGGAGGTGGCAGCGGTCCTTCGTCTTCGGTCCGCCGGGCGTGTTCAGGTCGATCGCGGCTGCGGCGCAATACGCCTCCGGCGTGTCCCAACGCGAGGCTGCACCGTCCCAGGGGATCTCGGTGTACGCGCGCGAAAGCAAGACCGCCATCCCCTCGGGAAGGTCGATGCCGAGATCGAAGCAGCGTTCGAGAAGCGCCTTGTTGACGGGCGGCGGCATGAGAGATTCGTCCTCGAAGACTTCGTCCTCCTCGCGCATCGCCAGTACCTGCGCCTTGCTGTACGCGGGCCGGTAGGTCAGTAGCACGGAGTCGAGGTGAGCCTTGACGCGTTGCACGATCCCCTCGGATGACCATCGCGACACGACCGGGAGGAACTCAGCCGAGACACCGTGCAGGACGCCTTCGCGGACGAGTTCGCGGGCTGTCTCGGCTTCGGCTCCCGAGTGCATCTTGAAGCGACCCAGATAGCCATCGTCGGCGTTGACTAGTTCGGTTCCATGGCCGATCACTCCCGCCAGACCTGGCTTGCGTTCGCCAGTGTTAGCGTCAAGCCCCGTGTGACCAGGGCCGACCCGGAGGAGGACACGGTTCGCGGCGCTCTCCTGCCTGGAGAAGACACCGGGCATGAACTGTTCCTTGTAGGGCTTGAAGTCCGGCGGATCAGCGACCTGCACGACCTCATCGAAGGGAACAACGCGCACGTCGAGCGTGCGGTCGTCCGACATCTGCGCCTCGACGCCGTAGGTGCGGACGAGGATGTCACGCCCGACCTTGGCCTCCTCCACAACTTCGGTCATCAGCTACTCCCTTCCGAGTCCGACCAGCCGCGGCTGCGGCGGGTTCTTCTGTGCTACCGGCGAAGCGCCGGCAGTCGGTGGTGCAGGCGGAACCTGCGGATAGTCCTCTGACTCCGCAGCAGCCTGCGGGTCGTCCTGGTTACCGGCGAACGGGCCGGTCGCGACACCCGTCTCCACATGGAACGGCTGGTATGTGTCCTCCGCGTCGAACCAGACCCACTGGCCTGACGGCAACGCCTGCGAGGTGAACGCGTCCGCGATCCTCTTCGCAGTCGGGCGCAGCTCGTACCTCCACCACTGTTCGCCGACCATGGCCGGGTTCTGGTAGGTGAGGGCCGAGTTGCCTCGGCCGCCGCCGACCGTCATGTTGATCAGGACGGCGGGGATCCCGAACGCGGTGGCAAGCGCGAGCGCATTGAAGTCCTGGTTCTCGAGCAGAGACAGATCCTTCGGGTTGAACGACAACTCGCTGAAGTCGATCTCAGGCGGCAGAACTGGAGGTGCTCCGGACCGCGACGCCGTCCGCTCCTGCCACTGGTTCTGCAACGCGAGCGCCTGAGCCGAGTCGAGCTTCCGCTGCGACTTCAACGCCACCTTCGGGATGCCGCCCGTGTTCACCTCGAGCGACGCGTTGCCGGCGGCGAGCAGCCCCCACGCCAACTGCGCGTAGGCGCGGATCGCCGGGGTGCCGTGCGCTTGGAAGGTTGCGTTCGCGCCGGGGTTACGGTCGATCTGGATCACGTCTGCAGGGTCGAGCAGGTCACCGCCGAGGATCCGGTATTCACGGACACCGTCGTTCCAGAGTGGTTCGCAGACGCGCGCCGGGATCGTCGTCCAGTTGCGCGGGAACCCGTTCGCGTACCGCTGCGTGATCAAGGCGAGCCCGTACCCCCAGCCGTACATGTCGGCGACGAGCGCGAAGATCGCGTCAGACACGCCGTTCGGGTAGAAGAGCGGGTCCGGGTTGCATACCCACATCGGTTCCGTCGCGTCCGTGACGTTCGGCGCTTCGAAGCGCAACGGCATCGACGCGATCTGTTGCGCGTTCATCTGGACGCAACGATTCGTGATCCAGGTGCGCTCGGCGAGTAGACCGTCACCAGGCCAGAACATCTGGCCGGCCTCGTTCAAGCCGTTCTGCGTCCACCAGTTCGGGATGATCGAGTTCCAGAGGGACATGTTCGTGCCCTCGAGCGGCTCGACCCTGCTGAGGACGGGTCCGGCCACATCTGCGGCGGCGCGCGTCAGGCGATCAAGCAGGTTCAATAGATCACGACCTCACTGTTGGCGATGTCCCGGTCGACGGCAGACCACAGCGCGATCGAACCGGCGATGATGGGCCCCGGATCCGTCTTCGACTTCGACCGTGACCATGCCCAACGGTCGACGAGCGGCCGTGTCCGCGCACCCCTCACCGCGGTCGAGAGTTCCTCCTGGCCGATGTGGATGACGTTCTTCTCGGCGATCTCGTTGGCGAGCATCCCGCACGCGACCGCGTACTCGCCCGTCTTCAACCGCCGCACCTTCAGGCCGGTCTGTTCCTCGACAGCGTGCGCAATCGTGTTCGCGGGGCCGAACCCGTCACAGACCAGCTCGAGCACCTCATGTTTGCCGCACCGCTCCTCGAACCACGCCGGCACCCAGCCCGTCCCCGCCTGACACTTGACGACCTCGATGTGCAGCTTGCCGTGCTCGTTCAACCCGCAGGCGACGATCGTCGTCCGCCTTGCCGGCGACACGTCGAAGCCGAACACGACCGGGTCGACGACGCGGGATTCGCCGTCCTCGCAGTCGGCCCATTCCTCCAGCGAGATCTCCGGGTTGCCGACCAGGTCGGTGTCCGGGTAGTCGCCGACGCCAAGCAGCTCGACCATGAACTGCCGGTAGCCGAGCGAACGCAACTCCTTGCGCATGTGGTCGACGCGCACCCGACCGCGGCCCATCGCCCAGTTCACCTGCCGCCAGGCGTCCTCGTCGACGATCACGTCCTCCGGCACCTCTTCCGGCGAGTCGAAGTCCAACGAGTATTCGTGGTAGACGAGCGAATCGTCGTCGCCCTCTAGCGCGCGCTCCCGGACGCGCGTCCACACGACCGCATGGTCGTCGCGTTCCTGATCGACGGCGTTGCCGGCGTACACCAGTTGCGGGCCGCGCGGCGCAGTTGAAGCACGAAGGGTCGGCACCATCGTCCCGTGCGCCCACTCGCTCAGGATCTGCGCCTCGTCCAGCACCAGCAGCGCGACGTCGTCAACACCCTTCAGACCAGACTTCGTCCGCGTCCTGAACTCGATCTTCGCGCCGTTCTGCAACGTGATCGCCTCGTCACCGTGCGAATAGCGGAACCCGACCAGCCGCATCGTCCCCAGCTCCGACCGTTCCACCTGGACGAGCAGATCCACGTTCGCACGGATCACCTGTTCGAGCCTCTGGAAATGGCGAGCCGACGTCTTGAACTCATGCGCCGAATGGACGATCAGCATCTCACCCAACACGAACATGCCGAACAGTTCGCGCGCCATCAGGATGTTGCCTTTCCCGTTCTGCCGTGGCGCGTTCACGCCGAACTCGAACGATTGCCACAGACCGTCGTCGCGCAAGCCGAACATCGACCTCAGCATCATCTCCTGCTCCAGGTCCAACGTCATCTTGTGCTCACGCGCCCACACGACCGCATCGTCACCGATCGACCAGTCCACCGCCTCCGGCACATGGCAGACCCTCGGCATCACCACATCCGTCTCGATCGCCAGCCCGCTCATGCGTACTCCAGAATCACGGGCACGAAAACGTCTGCGGTGACGTCGCCGCCGCTCCAGTTGTCGAGTGCGCCGTTCGCCGGGTCAGCGACGCCGCTGTTCGAGATACCGGGTGCGCCGGCGGCGATGTCGGAGTCGGTCTGCGTGATGATCGCCGCACCGTCGACCTTCGCGGTGACAGTCGTGCCCTCCACCTCGAGACGCATCACCTGGCTGACCACAATCGGCGTCACGACGGTCGAGCCGATCTGCGTGAACGACGACCCGCCGCCCGTCCGTTTGAACAGCAGCCAACTGTCGGTGCCGCTGTTGTTGAACGCGATCAGCAGATACTCGGTCCCGTCGGCCAAGGCGCGGACGGTGACGCCGACCCATTTGCCGCTGGCGGGATGAACCGTGATCGTCGCCTGGGAGAACTGGTCGGCACCAAAACTATCGGCACTCCAGTATCCAGAGTTGGGGCTGACAGCGCTGACGCCGACCGCCTGCTGCGACACGATCGCCATTGCAGCGTCGGGAGACTCGCCATGCCAGTTCGCGCCGAGCGCCCCGTCAGCTCTGTTGAAGTTGTCGGAGGCGACCGTCACGCGAAGGTCATCCTCACTTCGCTCCCCTTCGTCCCCGTGCCTGCGGCGTCACAGTCGAAGTGCAGGACGTCACCAGTCACCACACCCTTGTTCGACGCGTTGATGACCGGCGGAGTCGCGGCCGTATCGGACGTCAACTCGTTCGCGTCGATGGTGCAGTTCGTCGACAACATCTCCGTCGCCGCGTTCTTGCGGACAGCGAACGACGGCAGCCCACTCGAAGAAGCCGTCTTCACGAACCAGGAGATCGACGTCAGCGAAAGACCGTTCAGGTCGGAGCCGACAATGAAGTCGTACGACGCGAAATCCTCACCGGACGCGACCGCCGTCCCGTCAGCGATCAGCACAACCCGCACCGTCTTCGCCGTCGAGCCGCCTCCCCCTTGCGCGTTGAACGCGGCAACCGCGGCCAGCGCCCGCTCCGAATATCCGACCGTGTCCAGGTACACCGTCTCCGCATCCGCTGGCAACCCCTCGAGGATCGCGATGATCTGCTGAACCGACGCAAGCTCATATCCGGTCAGCTGCTCAGTCACCAGGCCCTCGACCTCCGAGTCTGCGGGTTCCGCTTCCGCGCGCCAGCCGACCTGTTGCACGACGAATGCGCCGGCCCCAGATAGCCGCGACGGTCATCACGGTGATCCAGATCCCACGGCTCACCCGGCACGATCAGCCCGCCGACCACGACGCCGTTGATCTGCTCAGCGCGCTGGCAGTCAGAACCGCGGGCGCATCTAATCCCACCCCCCAGCACAATCGCCCTCCAGCGGCGGCGATCAAGCTGATGTCGGTTCCCGTATCCGCGAGCCTGCGTAGAACCCCTGGAAAACGCTCGCTTTTTCTGCAGAGACGGGAAAAGGCCTCGGGGGGTCAATGAGTGTGCCACCCCCTAAAAAACTGGCGCAACGGATGGTGTTGCGCGTGCGCGGTGGAGCTCTGCGGCTCGGCGGCGTGCGCTTGTCTGCCGATCGTTCGGCGGGTCGTTGTCATCGGTGAGGCTTGGAGCTTTCCGTCCGCGG